AGATGCTGGATTAATTCCATTTTCTTTTGTTTTTGTGCTATCAGATTCTTCTGAAGATTCAGATGATTTATTGTGAGAGGCAGGAACAGAAGATTTTTCTTGATCCTTAGATTCACAAAACTCATACAGTTTTCTTGTGGCAGCAATAGCATCTTCAAAGGTTTCACACTCTGCAATCATTTGAACAATAGGTTTTTCGCTATTGTCAAAGGATATACCGACATGACTACCAATCTTAAAATAAAGATTGACCCTATCAGGTAAGCTCATTTTAGAAATATCTTCTCCAGAAATACAAAAGAAATCTCTATCAGACAACTCTTTGTATCCTTTAAAGAAACTTTTTGAAAGACCAGGATACCTACGCTTCATCAACTTTTCAATACGAGCATCCTCTACAATATTGAACACAGAGTGAGGAACTTCTTTTGGTGGGTCCACATTTGGAGTGAACAGAGCATGTCCAACTTCATGACCAACCAACAAATCATAAACAGAATTACTGGCACGATCCCAGAGAGGAAGTGTCAAAACTCTGGTTTCTACATTGAACTGCGCTGTCTCAACACTTCGGTTCTCTACAATGATATCTTCCGTAGCGAGCAACTTTGCCAGTTGAGACTTGATTTCGTGTGAAATGGGCATAGTCGTTTTGCGTATGCACTAATTATAGGAAAGGGTGATAGTAGAATCAGATAGATTGTGCCAGTTCCCGATCTGGCATATGAGCGCGAACTTCCTTAAAAAGAACTACCAGTTCGCTAAACCAAAATATTTTTTTATTGGTAAGTTTCATTTTTTTATTCATAATATAATTTATTTGTTTCCACTCTTCCATAGTGGTGTCTTCATCAATGTCACGAACATTATTCATCGCCCAGGCGATGAAGTTGTTAATTTCCCAATCCATATCTTCTTCACGATCATATGAATCTGGAAACATAGGATCTCTATCTCCTTCCCTCCAGAAGGATTTCAGCAGGCGATTGTAGATACCAGGAGTTTTTACCTTTTTAAGCATCTCCCAATCAAGTCCTACCCTCGGAAAACAATTTTCCGAGTAAAGACTCGGATACTTTTTTAAGTTTTTCTTCCATTCCTTAATTTTATTATCACTCAAGTAAAAATTCCAGTATTCATCTCGCCTTTCTCCATAAAACGTTATACGCTTAATTTTCAATTCCTTTCGGAGTTGCGTCCAATCTTCAAAGGTGATCCAAATGTTGCGGAAAGACATGATCTTTGTTTGAACTGAGTTCAGTATAGGTCAGAGTGAGGGCAAGTGGGGGCAGAGTGGACAGTTTTTCAACTGGTCACCATGCGACTAAATCCCTTGATCTTCTCAAACTTAATGGTATCCTGAAACTTATCAAACAAACTTTCTTTATGTGAGATGACAAAGACATTGGCATCACTCACAACATAATTGATAATTTTTAGAAACTCTTCTGTTCCAAATGCATCGAGAGAACTATCAAATACTTCATCCATGATTAGTAGATTAGTATTTACAGAATTTTTCATTCTTGCAACTTCTCTCCAGGTAAACAAAAGAGCCAAATCTATTCTCATCTTTTCACCTTCACTAAAAGAAGAGTAAGAGAAATTATCATGTATAGCAGATTGTATTGTCTCATTAAACTCACCATCAAGACTAAAGTTGATGTAGATATCCATCATTTGGAGATATCGATTTACCTGCTGATTGATTAGAGGAAGATACTTACTAACAATCTTAGATTTAACCCCACCATCCTTTAGTAACGAATATGAAAACTCATAGTGACAAACTTTTTCACGTATCTCTGCTATTTGTTCAAGAGATTCTCCCAATCTTTTTTCATACTCTTGCAGTTTTTCGACTTCAGTATTTTTGTCTGCAATCTGAGAGGTAATTCCTTGAATTTCCGATTCCAAACTCTTGATTTGTTTGCGAATCTCAGAGATCGTAGTATTGTTTGTAGATATGCCATGCGTTAGAGATGTTATCTCCCTTGTGAGTTTATTGAGTTGATGCTCTCTCTCTTCTTCATTTTTAATTGCCTGTTCAAGTTCTGTAAACCCGGATTGCAACTCTACTATTTTATTTTGAGCATCGTTAATTTTATTTATTCTGAAGTCTTCATCAATGGACTGTGTGCATGTCGGGCAAACCGTATTGCTAGTAAAAAACTTATGATCTTTAGATACCGACTCGATACGATGAGATATCTTCCCTCTAAGTTGATTCAACTTTTTTAACTTAGTTTTTCCATCAGACCAATCATCAAATTCAATCTGCTTCTCAACAATACTATCCTCATACTTCTCGTTCTTCTTCATATGATCCAACATCTCATCTTCTAGTTTATCAATTCGATTGTGCTTTGATTCAATCATGAACTCAGCATCACGCTCAACCTTTTCGATAAACTCTTTTTGCATATTATACTTATCTGTAAGGGAAGTTTTTTTAAGATCAGATATCTTAAGATTTTCTTTTAACTCTCTTATCTTTTCCTTAATCAACAAATTCATATTAGAAAATACTCTAATGTCCAACAAATCTTCAATCACTTCACGACGATTTGCTGGTGATAATTGCATGAATGGGACGAAACTACTACTTCCCAAGATTACAAGTTGTGTAAATGACTTGTAATTCATCTTTAGAACATTTTGTTCAAACCACTTCTGCTGATCTACAGCTGAAGCATGTTGATCTAGCAAACTATTATTTCTCCATATTTCAAATACATTCGGTTTTATTCCCCGAACAACTTTCCACTTAACAGAAGAAATTTCAAACTCTATCACTACCAAGCAATCCTTTTCATTTACAGAATTTGGAAGCTGCGGTTTATTGATTTTACGAAAAGGTTTAGCAAACAAAGAAAATGTCAATGCATCCAAAATAGTGCTTTTGCCAGCACCATTTGTGCCAATAATCAACGTAGTTGATTTACCAGTTAGATTCACTTCTGTAAATTGGTTGCCAGTAGAAAGAAAATTCTTCCAACTAATCTTCTCAAATAAAATCATTGTTTCCTTCCTGAGGTACTACAAAATCGTTTTTCGTAATAATTGCATACTTGCAGTCATTAACTTCACAACTACTAATAGCTACATCCCTATCAACTTCGATTACATGCATCTCTGGAGATCCATCTTCTTCAAGCATTAGACTAAATCTAATAGCATCATCTTCCTCTTCAAAAAAATATATTACTTCCTCCTTTTTTTCATTGATAGCATAATAAATGGTTTCTGCTTCTCTGCCCAAAATAGTAATTACAAACATATTATATCATCTCACATGCTTCTTGGTAAATCTGCTTCATAATCATCTGTATCTTGGATTTGTCAATATCAACTTCGGACTCTTCAATATATCTATTCAAAATAGACAAAGTATCTTCAGTTTCAAAAGCTTCAAACTCTTCATTCTCATGTATATCAAAGTTCTCAACAATTTTAAGATCAGCAACTCCAGCTGAATATAACTTATCAATTACCTTTTCAAATTCTTTAGGTCTAGGTTTATTACGAACAATTACCTTGACAATTTTATCTTTATATGGTCTTGAATCAAGAAGAGATGCTGGTTCATCATCATAATACAACTTTGTAAATAACTTGTAAGGATTATCGATCGGTGTAAGTTCTAAAGTATCTGTGTCAAATATATGAAATCCTCTAGGATCATCCACATCATTCCAGTAGATTTCATAAGGATTTCCCAGATAAGTTATTTTCCCATCACTTGATCGAGTATGATAATGACCACTGAATACCTTATCAAACTTATCAAATGATTCGCGATCAAAACCATGCTGCATGAAGACATGCTTATTAGCTGCAAATCCTGCAAGTTCAAGGTGTCCCATTGACACTCTACAATCTGTCTTATCAATAAGTTTAAAAGTCTTTTTCTCGTTTTGAGAATTGATCCAAGGAATAAATAAAATCTTGAGTTTGTCTACCAATACCTCTTCTGCTTCTGAATATACACTCACATTATCATACTCACGAAGTAACAAATCTACTGCATTTACATCGTTTGTATTCTTATGATATGCATCATGATTGCCAACAATCAAATGAACTTTAATTCCACGTTCTTTGATTGGATCAAAAATATTATTCTTTGCCCAAGACAAGGCACCAAAATTTACCCCAGTCCGATTATCAAAGGCATCTCCAAGATGCAAGATGGTACTAATACCCTCTTTGTCTATTGTTGGGAAGAAAACATCATTATAAAATTTCAAAAAATAATCATGAAATAATTTAGAGTTTTTACGAGCACCGTAGTGTGTGTCCGTAATAATTGCAACTTTCATCAATACCGAAGTTTGGAGTGTACCTGGTCCTTAATTTGATTATAGTCAGAATAGTTCGATCCGTCAAGTGTGTTGCTATCATCAAACACTTCGTTATAACCTGACCTCTCGATAATTTTATTTTTAATATCTAATTGACGCTTCTCTCTTTGAATACGACGAAGGAATGCATAGTGAATGATTTGCGTGAAATATGCAAAAGGATTCTGAGACTTCTGTGGATCAAAATTGTGAATATACTGAACACAGTTTTCAATCCCATCAGATATCATATCCTCCTTGAACATATAGTTCACGAAGTTTGGTTTGAATGACAGGTGATTTGCAATCTTTAAAAAACACTCACCAATGTAATTTGGTATCGGTGGTTTTGTATCCCACCTAGTTGCTCTATCTGCCTTCTCCGGCTCTCTACCATACTTCTGAATAAATGTCCTTTCAACCTCTGCTCTGTATTCAGAAAGTGCTGCTAAAAACTCTTTATTATTAACATAGTGCTCTGATCTTTTTCTTTTTGCCACAGTATTCCCCAACATAAGATACTCTAATAATTATGTAGTAATTATATCACTGAAACGTGGTATTGACAAATCCTCAAAATACCTCTAGAATAACTATGTCAGGGTTGATAAGAAATACTATAGATATAGATATTACTCAGTATCAGTTTCAGTTTCTTTGTTAAAGAGTCTTTCTAAAATCTCTTTGGCGTCATTAACGTTGGAGATATATCCCATTTCTTTAGTAATGTTTCCAGACCCACCCTTGTTCCTTCTTTTATTCTGATGAATGAACTCTTGATGCATTTTAATTACATCTATATCAGAAGATTCTGATATTGTTAATACATCGTCCAAGCTTATAATATACATGTCATCTTTAGACATTTTGATCCAAGGTTCAACTTTATATCCGATCACATCGCCTTTAATGTGAACTTCTCCAATTATAACAGGATTTGATAGTATAAGGAATATTTTGTCACCTTCTTCTGAAGCAGCTACTTTTGCAAATATTTCTTCACTATTCTTCAGTTTTATGACTGCGTAAAAATCCTCTTCTATCACATTGAATCTCCTTTTCTAATTTGAATTGTGATTATCTCATAATTAAATTTTTCTTCATTGTAGATTTTAATTCTTTCAATCAAATGGTTAAGTGTGTAGTTATTTCTGGACCCCTTTCGGATATCATCACCAATATCATATAGAACTGCTTTTGATTTAGTGCTACTTCTTCGTAATACCCTGCCAATAGACTGGAGATTCCTAATTCTAGACTTGGAAGGAGAAGCAAAAATGACATTATGCAAATTCTTTATATTAATACCTGTAGAGAATGTGCCATAAGAAGCTACAATGATTGCATGATTTTCTCTTTCAGTAATCTCACGAATCAATTCTCTTTGTTCAGTGTCAACTCCACCATGGACAAAGAATACTTTATGGTCATCTCGCTTATCATTATTTATCTTTTCATATAGTATGGCTCCATGACTTTCAACTCTTTGAAAGAGAACCAAAGTATTTCCTTTAAGATCTAGTGCTAGATTTTTAATGAAGTTGTTTCTCTGATCATGTGTTATTAGATATTGAATTTCATCTTCATAAGTTTCAAATGTATTCTCAGGATGTTTTAATACAAGACATTGGATATCTAATTGAGCAAGGTGTCCTTGTCTCATTAATTCTTCTGTTTTTGTTACTTTGTATGACGGTCCAAACAATCCCTCTAAGACCCACTTATGCGTCTGTGTGCCGTCTAAAGTGCCTGTGAACCCAAATCTATACTTTGCATGGTGTAATTTAGTCATGATTTGAATCAATGACTTGCTCTTGAATAAATGAGCTTCATCACCTATAATGACGTTGTAATCTTCAAAGAAAGATCTATCTAACTTGTAAATAGATTGCCATGTAGTAATTGTAACTGGCATTTCATTACTTTTCTCTCTACCAGAATAAATTTTGTGACAATATGACTGAGAATCCCAACCATAATCTTCAAAGTCCTTATACAACTGCTCTACTAGAGATGTCGTTGGAAGAACTAGTAATATTTTTTCGCCTTGAGAATGATAGTATCTCACGATTGAGTAAATCATCAGAGATTTTCCAGAAGCAGTTGGACTTATCAATAGCTTCCTGTTATGTCTTAACGCACCATAAACTCCTTCAACCTGATACTTTCTAGGTCTGTGTCTACTGATTGCCTCCATGTATCCCTGGACACCCTCATAAGTAATATCGTCGTTCTCCTCATATGGAGTGCCATAGAACTTATTGTCTTCAAATTTGTAGGTATAATTATAATTATTACAAAACTGCACAATTTTATCTAACAGACCAACATAGATCTGCTTAGACCTGATATCAAATAAGTGTATCTCTCCATTCCAGTTTTTACCACGATACTGTGGCATAAACTTTGCATTTGGAACTTCAAACGTGAAGTGGTCTCTTAACTCATACTCGATATGAGGTTCTGTTTTTACTTTTAAAAATACTTCGTTTGACTTTGAAATAATAAGATTTCCTTTTGCTTCAATCACAAATGTTCATCCATCTGTGAATATTTATCACATCTCGTGGAACTTATGATCCAATATACAACGATATAAATTATCTCTCAACTCCCACAATTGCTCTTGTTCTTCAACTGGTCTAGCAGGAGATCCTGGCCAATTTTTGATTGTTTCTTGAACACAATGATACATTAAGTATATGTCTTCTATACTCACATCTAGTTGATAATACCCATCATCGAACTCTTCTTCCATTATCCTAAACCTGCATTAAATTTCATGAACTCAAGAGATGCATTTATTTGATATGATCGATTGGCAATCATTTTAAGTATACTCATTATATATTCTAAAGTAACATCATAATATTTAATTTTCATCGAAAGTCCTGAGAGTTTATCATCTGCATCCAAATACTTTTGCATAGTTTCCTTATCCCTAATCTTTTTGGGAAATGGATTCTCTTGATAGACCTCTGGGTCTGCTTTCCCTGAATAGAATTCATATCTTTCATGTCTTATATTTTTCCTTTGCTGTTCTGCTCTAGATTTAAGTAACATTATATTATTATATAAATCATGATATTTTGCATGAAGAACTGGAATGTTAATTGCTTCAGTGTGAAGATTGTCCATATCCATCTTTGAATCCTTCTCCCACATTTTCTGAATCACTTCAAGATCAATGCTCATAAGGGTCGCCCTTCTTTATCGAGTATACTATACATAGTATACTTGAAACCTACCTCTGCTGTAAAGTACTCGATATCTGTGTCAGTGGCATCAAACTCAAGTGTAGTTAATGTGTATGGAAATAGATCTTTGAAGTTTATTTCGAACTTTGGTGTAAAATTACTACCAAGAACCTGCAGAGTTCCATCAGAGTAAATGTTATGTCCAGATCCCCAATTTATCTTAGTTTTTTTATATTCTTGCGTTGACATTAGAGATTCTCCTTCTTCATGAAGATTTGAAAATTGTGTAGAATTTTCTGGGAATCCTAATCCTCTTATCCAGTTTTGTATCTCCAAATAATTCTCCAGATCTTCATCTACCATAAATCTAACATTTAAATCACCAAACTCTACAATCTCACCTGGTTGTGGAATAGGTCTATAGTAATTTGGTTGCACTGTTGTGCCAAGTGATATATCTGGAATATTTGCTTTATTGCAAAAGAATGCAACTTTAGGACTACGATTCAAAGAGAATTTAAATCCTACTGGAGACAAAAAATTTCTATTTTCAATTTGTCTTGCAAAATTTGACATTTTATTGAATATTTATGGATAAAAAAAGAGGGTCTCGAAAGACCCTCAAACACTTCCTTCACACGGAAATTATATTATATCACATAAGGTTCTTAACCATTACACGTCTGTAGTAACGGTTGGAATTCATTGTCAGTCTTCCAAGACCTTGTGCGCCGTTAGCGGTATCTGGACCTTCAGCGAATGGGTTTGCTACCAGACCGTAACGGGTCTTGAAGCCAATCTTAGGCTGGAAGGTGTTCTCTCCAACTGCACGTACCATCTGCAGAGGTACATATGGGCAGTAGAACATGCCAGCATCATAAGGTGAAGAACCCTTATAACCCATGACATAGTACTGAGAACCATTTGCTCCAGGGTTTGAACCACCTGAATAAGGATCGATATATACGCGATACTTGCCTTGCAGAGTTCCTGCGAAGGTGCTACCGGTATCATCAACGTTCAGGTTTGCGTTGAGTGCAGGTGTGTAATCGAGAACACCAGCCATGGTCAGTGCAGAAGCAACGTCTGCTGAGCACATGACGATGTTGCCCTTTCCGCGACGTGTTCTTTGTGCGATTGCGTTTGCATCACGCTCCATCTGGAACAGAAGACCTTTGAACTTCTCAACAGACCAACGACCGTTGGAGTCAACATCGAGGTCAAACAGACCAGCAGTTGCAACGTTGTGCTGTGCGCCAGGTTCAGCAACCTTATACAGAGTTCTGATGACTTCACGGTTGATTTCAGAAAGAATCTCAGTTGACAGAATGTTTGCCAACTCAGCTTCTGCATTCAGACCATGAATCGCCTTCAGATCCTGTGCAAGCTCAAGGCTGTATTCTGCCTTCAGTGCTCTGGACTTAGCGGTTACAGTGACCTTCTCGATTGAGAATGCCATCTGGTTGAAGTGATCGCCAGCTGCGCTTCCGAGTGCCTCAGAATCTGCAGTTCCCATGCCCTGACCAACGTTATACTGAATTTGCTGTGCTCTTTGTGCAGCAGCATCAGCACCAACTGGGTTCAGAACGTTAGGGTTGGATCCAGACTGTGCAGTTGTGCCGAATCCAGCATTTGCTCCATCGGAACCTGCAACATATCCGCCCTGGGTGATGTCAAATCCTGCATCCTGACCAGAGAATGCTGAATCGACTTCATCGAAGAATGTCTCTCTTCCGGCTTGATCTTCGTAGCGTGAACGCATTGCGAAGATAAGTCCAGTAGGACCGTTCATAGGCTGAACGCCTGCCAGGTCATAAGCGACCAGGTTAGGCATTGAACGTCTGATCAGTGAGATCAGAACGGGGTCGAAACCTGCAACAGGACCTGCTGCATCAGCACCACCAGAGAAACCAGCGGTTGCTCCGCTGTTGGTGTGCATGTTTGGGGTTTCTGTGAGCATTGAAGTGCCGCCTTCAAATGCAGCTTGCTCACGGAGGAATTTTTCTTGGTTTTCGAGCAGGACGGCAGTAACTGCCTTACGGTGGGAATCCTGGATAGGATCAAGACCCTCATGATTGAGGAGAGGTGCCCACTTTTCCTGCAGATGCTCTGAATGGAACATTTGCGTTTACCTTTGTGTGACGTTTACGGTTTGATTTAATAAATCAGTTTCAGTTTCTTACTGTGCTTCCCAGTGCTCTGACATATGCATTCATCGAACCAGAATATTGCTGGTGATCATTGCTTACGCCTTCAGACAGGGTTTCAGTTGTTGTTGATGCAGACTGTTTCTTAGGAGCAAAATATGCTTCCTTTAAAGTCTCCAACTTTTCACGATATTGGGTTTCACTTTCAAACTCTACACTTTCGGCAAGTGAGGCGAGCTTCTCTTTCTGTGTCTGTGCAAGACCTTCAGAGACTTGATCTACGATTCCATCAGCAACAGACTCGGAGAGACGTTGGTTGAGGGAAACATTTTTCTCAATCTGCTCGTTGAGTTTATTCTCCATTTCATCAAGTTTGTTTACCATACTATTGAGAACATCATATTTATCTTCAGGGATTTCTACATAATGTGCTTCAAAAAGATCCTTCATGCCTGAGAGGAAACTCTCAGTCATGTCAATCTTCAGACCTTTTTCGATGCTGATCATGTTCTCAGTGAACCATTCATCAGCAACATACTCAAGGTAAGAATCCACTCTTTCAGTGAGTGAACTCTTCATAACTGCAACTTCTTCTTCAAGTGCTGCCTCATACTTCTGAGCCAGCTGCTCGTTCAATTGATCGAGCTTAGAATTGATTGCAGCTTCAAAAATTGTTTTTGCTTTATCTTGGAATTCTTCTGAGAGTTCTTCACCTTCAAACAATGCATTGACATCTTCTTCAACGCTATATTCAACAGTGATTTCTTCTTCAGAAACTTCTTCGCCTTCTTCTTCGGTTTCTTCGTAAGTAGCTTTCTTCTTCTTTGGCTTGCTGCCGCATGATCCTTCTTCAAGTTCATCTTCGGCAACTACTTCGCCTTCGACCTGAGTCTCTTCAGCTTCCACTTCAGATTCTTCAGATTCTACTTCTTCTGGAAGAGCGTTTTTCTTATCCAAGGTTGGCATTGGGTCAGCAGCCTTTGCTCCCTTTGTGATAATATCTTTGACTTGCTTAAGGGTTGCTGAAGCATCTTTGAACTTTGCAGAGTCATCGTCTGGCTTATAGTTCTCAGGTGTTGGACCACCAAGATCTTCAATAGCCCCCAGTTGTGTTCCGGGATCTGCCATTTTTGGCATTGGTTCAGCAGGTTTTGCACCAGCATTTACAGCAGTCTTGGACTGCTTTGTGCTTACTTCCATTTCTTGTAAATCTCCACTGGACATGTTTATTCTCCCAATTTAACCTTTGGATAATCTATCTTTATTTAGTAATTTAAAGTTTTGATATAAAATCTTCAAAGAGACCTAATTTATATTCATCAAGTAATCTTTGATCAACTAATGTATTTATTTTCTTTTTAGTATTCTGTGCCAATTGCTCACGAAGAATACCACCATCCCAAATCCACTCTTTTCCTTCCATAATTCCATTAACAAATGCATCTGGAGCAGATGGGTCCGCAACAATATCAGCAGCAGTTGCTAACTGAAAATCTTCACCAACTTCTTTATATCCGTCTTTTGTCTCTCTTAATGAACCAATACCACGAGAAGAGACGCCAAGAGTTACACCTTCTTTCAACAAAGATTCTGCGATTTTACCCATAGGTGTTGAAAGAATCTGTGCTTTTCCAATAAAATTGTTGCCTTCTCTATGGAGACCTACAATTTTATGAGAAACTCTATCAAGATTAATTGTTGGTCCATCTGGATGACCAAGCTCACCTAGAGCACGACCCTTATCAATGTAAGATTCTGTGTAACGTGCTACCTCAGGTTCCATTACATTCATTCTATACATTCTGCCATTTCTATTCTTCATTTCTGTTTGAAGAAATGGTCCTTGAATAAAGAGTGTTTTTTTGCCATTTACATTTTCAGTAATGACTTCTATGTTCTCTATCTCTTCTCTAATTAGTTTCATTTTTTTAGTTTGTAAATCCTACTTTTGCTCCTTTCAGTGATGCACTACACCAAATGGAGTATGTTGGTTTCTTTTCAATAAATTCAACTGAATTTGCCATTATGGTAATAGATACAGATTCTGCATCATCATTAATCATGGTCAAAGTTTCTGAAGAAGATGTAGAATTAACTACTCTAACTACAGTTGCAGAATCAAAAGTGCTTGCAGAATTACTTGCTGTTGGGACTGTTATTTCGTCCCCAATCATCAATGTTCTATTCATCTCCAGTTTCCTCCTGTTCTGCTCCCACTTCAAAAGCAGTTTTTGCTACCATTGGTTGAAATGCATCAACCCTTTGAGTTGCTTTTTGGAATAAAAGCTCTTTAATAGAATCGCTCACTTGGGAGGGTGACTCATCCCGTGAAATCATATCTAATAGCTCATCCATAGTTATAAAATATTAAAGTTTACTAACAGTTATTTATATCTCACCACCTTTGGGCATTTCTGGAGCTTTTGTTGCTCTTGCTTGCTGCTCCAAATCTGGTTCCGCTGGGACTTCACCCAACTGTCCACCACCTCCAGCAGCTGCTGGATCTGCTGCCATTGATGCATCTAAAGGCATTCCAGTTTCTGGATCTACTGGTTGATTTGGATCAGGAATAACACCATCTCTAATTTCTTTCTCGATAATCTTATCCTGCTCATAAATTTCCTCATCAGTCTGACGAAGAATCTTTCTACGCACATAATCCTGAGAAAAATATTTCCCAACATATGGTTGAGCGGTTTCAAGAAGACCAAACCTATCTTGCATCAGTTCGGATTCTTTCAGCTCTGAGAAGTGATTATCATATAAGAAGTCAAATTGAATATGCTCCTTCATTCTTTCCCAGTCTTCTGGGGTAACTACATTTTTAAGAATTAACTGAGTTCTTAATATATCATGAAACATATTAGAGAATCTTTTTCTTAGACGACCAACAAATTTTGTAAATTTCAACTCATCCCTAAGGATTTCAGATGATCTACCCAAATTAAATCCACCTTCTCCGTCCATACGCGACGGCGGAACATTAAGGGCCCGGTAGAGTTTTTTCTTAAAGTATTCAATATCTGTGATTTCTCCGAGGTTTTGACCTCCAGGCAGAGTAGTAATTTCAGTTCCACGTCCTCCCTCCCTTCTAGGAAGCCAGAAGTCCTCAAGCATAGACATGAACTTTTTGTCATCTCTGATCTCTCCTGTTGATGCATCATATACTAACTTGTTACGATATCTCATCATTACGTCACGCAGATATTGTTCTGCTTTTACCTTTGGAAGATTACCAACATCAATATAGAAAATACGACGTTCTGGTGCTCTTGATAATCTATAGATCACCAAACTATCCTCAATCATTCGGAGTTGATTGAGTGCCTTGATTGCTTTATGAATATAAGATAATGTAGTTCCTTTATTTCTATCTACAAGACCTGATGTGCAATATGCAATAGAATCCTTTGCAATCCGTATGCCACGGGTTGTATTTGTTTGCATCGGATTTCCAGTGCCAGTTGTCTTTGGATTGTAGATGAAATATTCTTCAATCTCTGGAAAATTATATGCCATTGGATCTTCATCCATTAGCATATTTTTAGTCACTAGTTGATCATACTTATCTTTTTCTTTCTTCTTTTGCTGCCTGACATATCGCATTTTCATTGGATCGATATATCTAAGCTCTTGAATTCCTTCTTCTGGTTTCTTTAAATCGATGATTTTATGATAATAAAGTCTTCCATCGACATACCAGTTCCTATAAATTTCGTGAGATTTTTTTTGAAAATCAAGCATATCCAAAATATGCTTGAACTCTTCTCTGATCGTCTTCTTTATACCATCACTTGCATTTAAATTTGATAGTTCAATTTCAATCGGACTATCATTTTGGTCGGATACAATAGCTTCATTTACAATGTCTTCAATTGCAGTATCTACTTCTGGATGAAGAGACATCTCACGATATCTCTTAATTAGATCAAATTCGGTTTTATATACACCCTCAATATCAACATAAGATCCAAAAAATCCACTGCTCATATAGTGGTCAACCCCGTCCTCATTATTTGGAGGAACGGGGGAAACCGCTGACTTACTCAGCTTGTCTTCATTATTATCAATTGAAAAACCAAAAAGCCTTGCCATTATTTAAGTAATTTGTTTTCTACTATTTATAGTATCAAAAATCAGGTAGATTCAGCTTTTGTAACGTCATCTGGAGTCCAGTAGTTGACTTGCATCTCTACCTGGAATTCTTCGATCGCATTTGTGCTTTCATAATTTAACTGAATTGCACCCAGACTAATTGGGAATATATCATGGAAAGTATATGTTGCAAGAACCTCAAGACCTGTTCCCTCTGCTGCACTTTCTGTAGTTTTTTTTCTTCCAAGTTGCTTCACTTTTGCACTTTCCATATAACTTCCTGGTTTTGATAGACCAGAAGCATCTGCATATTGTGCAATTCTTTGCATCCATCCTTCAAAATATTTTCTAATTTTATAGTCCTCATCATTTATGACTGTGATAGTCCAAGTCTCAAATGTTCTGTCACCAGCAACTTTAAGAATTCTGCCTCTAAATGGAACATCGATAGATGCTACTGTAGATGCAGGAATTTGAGCAGCTTTACACAAATATTGAAAATCTGTTTTGGTTTCAGAATCATCAATTGAAGTCATTTCTACTTGGAATAGATTGGGGCGAGCTCCCCCACCCTTTAATCTCGACTTAAAATCTACGATAGAATGTTTTGATGCCATGGTTCTTTTCTCCTTTGTTAGTTTTTAATTTATGATCAAGCTCTACCAGTCACTTCTTCAAAACTTACACCAGTTCGTGTAGCAACAAAGGTTAGAGTTATATAATTGATTGATTTAAGTGGTTTCAGGAAGATGTCAGCTCTAAACTCATTATTATCAATTACATCTGGAGTATTGTTTGTAGAGTCACAAACAACTACGAAATCAGATAATCCTCTATTCGATTGAACATCACGAAGATATGGTTCAACAATATTCAAGAATGAAGATCTTGTGAGATCATCATTGAGTTCAAATAATTGAGCTTGTGCTGCGCTTTCGAGTGCTTGCTCGATCGTTAAGAACAAGCGGCGAACATTGATTCTGTCAAAGGCAGAAGGATAGGACAGAGCAGTCTTATCTCCAAATAAGAATGTTCCTTTTCCAGATTGTGTTACAAAAGAATTAATTCTCTGTGGATAAAGTCTATCTCTCTGTGACTTAGATGGGTTGTATGCAAGTTTGATTGCATTGTTGAGAACACCTCTATTTTCTCCAGCAGGAGAGAACCATGGGAATGACTCTAAATTTGTGCGAGCCATAATACCAGCTACATCGGCATTACATGCAATATAACGGAATTTATTATTAAATCTATCATAGGTATACTTATATCCACTATCAAATACTGCATAAGATGATGATGCAATAGATCCGAAATATGAGATTAGATTGTCGGTTTGTACTTCTGGGTTTGATTGCCCAACCAAATCAGAGTAATGTGGGCCAACAACTGCCATACAATCTTTTCTTTGCTCGGCAATTGAAATGATATAATTTGCTTTTGCCTGAGATTCAAATCTATCAACAAGACCTGGTCCCATAATGACGAAGTCTAATGAGATTGCTTCATCGAGGAAAAGACTATATGAATTCATCAAATCTGATAGTGTGGCATCCATGCCACCATCTGATGAATAATCTTCTCCACCACTAAACGTGAATGTTAAATTACCTGCAGATTTAAATATACTACCTTGTGCATCTTCTCCCCACTCTGCAGAAGCTGGAGTATATCCAGTAGAAAATGATGTAGCAACTTTATTAATGCTCTTACCACCACAGTAGATATTTTCTGAAAAATCAGCTAAATATGCTTTAAAGTAATTTTTCTGAGGAGCATTTGAAGAAGAAATAGAATCCTTTGCTTTAGAAAGACCAAGGTGCTTCTCTAAAATAGATCCGCGAACACCAGTTACAGTTCCCAAATCATCAACAACTACGACATGCATGCTATCGCTCTTTCCTTGTCTGGAAAGAACATAGTTATTTGATGTTGGTTTTGGTGCTATTGATTTCCAGTATATTGTATTGTTAGTCAAACTTAAAGTTTGATTGTCATACCAGTCAGAGACAGATTCTACGCTTGAAGAACCTGCAGTTGATCCAGAATTATCTACAAATGTTACATTTGCACTAGAGGAGAATGCTGCATAGTTGCTCATTGGAATATAATCCATGGCAGTTTCTTCTCCAGAGCTAGATACTCTAGATACAACTTTTACAGTGATCGTAGAATCAGATGATGCAGAATCATTTACCGAGGTAATAATACCTTTGATGTGACCACTAAATGGTGTTGTTGATCCCGAACCAGGAATAATGGCATTGCTTATTGGAGCAGTAACTCCATATCCAACAGCAGCTCCAGCAGATCCAAGATCATCTGTATTGATTCCAATGATTTGATCAGCAAAATCATCCACAACACAGACCTTCATTCCATTTGCCCAGGTTCCTGGATTTTTTGCAATGAAACTGTAATCGCTGGCATCTGTGTGATATAACTGATAATCATCATAGTTTTTGATAGTGGATGATACACCGGCATCATTTGCATTCTTAAGATTGCTTCCTGATGTTCTAATAATCGACATATTTCCCCCGTAAGAGAGATATGTTGATGCACTCATCCAATATTCAAATTGACTATCATTCTCGCTTGGTTTTCCAAAGACTGAAATCAGATCTTTCTCACTTGAAATATTGATAGGTTCGTCTACTGGTCCAATTGAAAATGGTCCAGCAAATGCTCCTGTGATATCAATTACATTATCAACTCTACCAACCGTTAGATCAATTTCTCTTGAAACCAATCCTGGAGATAATTGTGGAGTTGCCATTTGTTTCTCCGTTAACTATATTAAACTAAAAATTATTTATTAAAAGGACAAGTTTCAACGGGGAAACTGGACGTGAACTACCAATCTGGATAGATATCCTCTGAATATTCTTTATTCAATCTCCTTTTTATAACTCTTTTCTTAGTGCATTCCTTACACTCATATGAATACGAAGATGCTGCTGGACCTCTGTCTTTACGTGTCCTATAAAATCCATCTACTAGATTCTTTACTTCACCGCACTTCCGACACTTCCTATCGGTGAGTAATAAATGACCTAGTTTAATTTGATTGTCATCAAATCCTTCTATCATTTCTCTGCCGCATACAATGCAAATGTAGAGGTAGTTATAACAGTCATCATATTAGCAATATGTTGTTTGTCTGCTTCTACGCATTTGTTTGACTTAGCAACAAAACAACCTACTATGGTTACTCCCACTATTATTAGTTGAATAAAAATAACAAAGCGTATTAGATCAATAACTTTTTCTTTAGAAGATTTTCTGTTAATCATGATAGATAATCCCACATGTAAGCACTATCTCCATATTCATCAACATGCCAGCGATCACCATTTTGATCTACAAAACTTTCTGTATCTTCTAACCCATCAGACATAAATCCGAAAGGTGCCATATCTTGTTCAATTTGATTTTTCTGTTCCTCATACAATCTCTTCCTTACATCCTGATCTGTTAGCTCCTTGAAATAATCCTGTGCAACTAACCAAGCATAAATGACAAGACACATTGCTAAGTCATCATTACATCCATCCTCAGCTTCAAAAGAATTTCTTTTTGAAATAAAAGTTGTAAGTTCTGAAATTATTTCATAGTCCGAAAAAAGAAGTTTATCCTCTTCTATTAACGTCTTCAAGTTAAGAGACCCAACTTTTTTTACAGTCTTTGACATCTTTAGTCCAAGTTGAGTTTTCTTGCCAGAAAATCCTTGACCAACTATTTGACCAGCTCTACCTCTCATAGAGCACATAAGAAGATTTTGATACTCTAAATCATATTGAATAATTGAAGCTACTTGATCCCCGACATCATTAACTTCGCATAAGATATATGCACTATTATAACTTCTTGCAACTTCCCAAATAATATTGGGAAATAGCATTGGTTTTATCTCATTATTTCTATACTTTGCTACTACTTTGTGTGGGAATTCTGTAATATCTACAACTATAAATGCTGAATAATCTTCTCCAACTCCACGAGCAACATCAACCGTAATTACATAATCATGATTCTCTACGGGGTCCTGATATACATCAAGACCAGCATTCATAGTCTTTGGATTCTCGTATATCAAAGACTTTAGTTTACTAGGTGCAATTAGAGTATCAACAGATCCTAAGAATTCGCACTCAAACTCAACCTTGAACTGAGATTCGGAAGTATTTGCGATTGTTTGCTTTTTCCACTTATCATCTCTACCGGGAACTTCTGACCAATGAACCTCAGTTGGCACATATTCATTAATTGATCTTTCCGCATCATGCCACATTCGGTAGAAGTGATTCATACCATGTGGCGTTGAAACTATGATTACTTTGGTGCTTTTACCAGAAGTAATAGTAGGATAAACAGATGCAAAGAATTGATCAGCAACGTGATTTGGGACGAACGCGAACTCGTCGAGAAAGAGGATGTTAAACGACATACCTCGCACAGCACTTGCAGACGTAGAAGCTGCCAATATTTTACTGCCATTTTCTAATTCAATATTACCTTTGTTCCAGTTTATCACACCTTGCTGCATCCACTTTGGAATGTTTTCATATGCAGTTGCAAGTCTACTTAAAAGTTCTCTTGAGGTTGACGCTTTGTTTGCCAATATACCAATACTTACATTGGCATTGAATAACAAGAAGTGCAAAAGATATGAAATCACTGTCGTAGACTTACCAGTCTGACGAGGCATCTTACAAATATTAAACCTGTTCTCATGGAAATTAGTAATCAATTTCTCTTGAAAATCATATGGTTGGAACTGAGTCAAACCTTCATCGAGAGACACAATCTTCACATAATGACTTGCAAAATATACAGGGTTATCCTGACATCTTACAATTTCTATAATTTGCTCTTCTGTAAATTCGTGTGTTGTCCCATACTTTTTAAGTAGGGGATTGCCAAGATAAGAATCAGTCATAAATTAAATTCACTTTTTTTTCTTTTTTCCAGCACAGTGTGCTTTTTGCGAAAACCCTTTAGGATTGTTACAGTCAATAGATTTCTTATATTTTTTACTCCAAGATTCTTCCATAAACTGTTTAAATGTTTTCATCAGCAATTCCAGCGACGACGTGCTGCTCTACCTCTTTCACCAGTCCAACCCCTTGAACGAGCACAGAAACTCTTTCTGCGTTTTGCTGCTTTAGATCCTGGCTTAAGTTTAGATGGAGGTGTAGTCACGGCAGTCTTCAAATTACCTCCAGTGCGTCTATTATATTTTGCAACACCCTGTGCAGTCATACCTGCACCACTCTTAGTGCTTCTCTTGTCACCAGATCTCTGAGACATTCCTGACATATCTTCAACTTGCAGGAATGGTTGTCCGGGAACCACCT